CGGAGGTGCAATCATAATAGATGATCCATTAAAACCGGATGATGCTTTAAGTGATGTAAAAAGAAATTTCATAAACAACCGATTTAATACAACAATAAGGTCAAGAACAAATGATCGGAATGTTCCAATCATCGTAATAATGCAAAGGTTACACGAGGAAGATTTTTCCGGATTTTTATTAAATGGTGGAAGTGGGGAGAAATGGCATCATTTAAAATTATCCGCATTAGATGAAAACAATGTTCCTTTATGGGAGGAAAAACAAAACTTTGCAGAACTTGAAGCATTACGCCAAGCGGATAGATTTGTATTTGCCGGGCAATATCTCCAAGAACCATCGCCATTGGAAGGAGGTGAATGGAAAAGGGAATGGTTTAATATTATAAATAAATCAAAGATTCCAAGCGATGTAAATTGGGAAATGATAATTGATGGTGCATATACATCCAATACACAAAACGATCCAACCGGAATCCAAATAAGTGGATCGGATGGAAAGAACTTTTACATCTTAAAATCTATCGATAAATATCTTGAAATGCCGGATTTAAAAACATTTATTCCAAATTTTATAAAATCGGTAAATGTGAAAATATCACAAGTATTAATTGAACCGAAAGCATCAGGTAAATCATTAGCACAGTTATTACGAAATGAAACAGAATTGAATGTTTCAGAGATAAAAACAGATTTCGTAAAAATGTCCAAAATAGAAAGAGCAAGAGCATCATCACCATATATTGAAGGTGGCAGAGTTTTTTTAATTGATGGAAATTGGGTTGAACATTTTATAAAACAAGTCAGTACATTTCCAAACGCAATACACGATGAACATATCGATTTAACTGCTTACGGAATCGAACGTAATCTGATGCGTGATTTCTTTGTTGTTTAATTTGTATTTTTGTAAAAAGAAAAATTTATAATGGCATCATTTTTCGATAGATTCAAGGGTTTAATCACAAAAGGGAGTTATAAAACAAACGAATTATTTAACAGAGCGATATACAACTATTTAGGCGATACAATTGTATGGAATCCTGAAAATGATGATACATACATTAACAAAGGTTATAGGTATAATTCAACGATTTACTCGATCATCAATTTAATCACAAAATCAGCCACAACAATTCCATTTCAGATTTACGAGGTTCAAAATCAAAATGATCTAAAAAGATACAAATCCCTGACATCAGGAGATTTAAATTTTCAATCATTGCATAACGCAAAGATGATTCAGAAAAAAGCGATGGTGGAATTAGAATCAACGCCATTACATGAATTACTCGAAAGACCGAATCCGGCACAATCTTACGCAACTTGGTTGTCTGAATTAATAGCTTTCGGAAGTTTAACCGGAAATCGATACATTTGGGGTATTGCACCCGATACCGGATCAAATGCAGGTATGTACAAGGAATTGTACATATTACCATCGCAATCAGTTGAAATTGTTTCCGGAGGTATATTTAATCCGGTAAAAGAGTACACATTAGAATATAACGGAACAATCAGAATTGATGCAGAACAAGTATGTCACATTAAAGATTTTAATCCTTATTATGATGGAACGGGATCGCATTTATACGGAATGTCACCATTGAAGGCGGGATTAAGATCATTGGATGCAAACAATGAAGCATTGACAACCGGAGTAAAGTATTTGCAGAATCAAACTGCAAGAGGTGTTTTAATGTCTGATGAAGGAGATATAAATGAAGTCCAAGCAAAGCAATTAAAAGAGAAATTTCGCCAACAATATCAAGGTTCAAATAATGCCGGGGATGTTGTTTTATCTTCAAAGAAATTGTCTTGGATTAATTTCGGATTGAATGCATCCGATTTATCATTGTTGGAGCAATACAACGCATCTATAAAAGATTTATGTAATATTTATAATGTTCCGGTACAATTGCTGAATAATACAGATACATCAACGTATAATAATGTTAAAGAATTTAAAAAATCGCTTTATCAAAATGCAGTTATTCCGGAAATGATAAAAATTCGAGATGAATTAAATCGTTTCCTTACTCCAAAATTTGGGAATAATTTATACATTGATTTTGATTTTTCGGTTATTCCGGAACTGCAAGAAGAAATGGATAAAGTAGTCGATCAGATGTCAAAGGCGTGGTGGATTACTCCGAATGAAAAAAGATCAGCAATGTCATTTGGAGTTGATGATGAAAACGAGCAAATGGATAAATATTATATTCCGGCAAATCTTCTTCCATTGTCCAACGAAATTGAGATTCCGCAACCATTGGAATTGAATTTTGATTTTGAATCAATATCGAAATCAGATGAAAAAGCCAAAGTTAGCGATAAAGTAAAAGTTGCTTTAAAAAGAAAAGCTGATGAACATAATGAAGAGGTCGGAGATGTAAAGTCCAAAAGAACAACACCGGGTGTTTTGTCTGATGTTTATGTTCGTGGTATTGGAGCATACAGAACAAATCCATCATCAGTAAGACCAAATGTATCATCTGCTGAACAATGGGCGATGGCTCGTGTAAATTCATTTTTATATGCTTTGAGAAATGGAAAGTTTAGATCAGGAAAACACGATCAAGATTTATTACCAAGCGGTCATCCAATGTCATCGAATAAAGAAACAAAAGCTGAATCATACAACGATTATCCGCAAGGAGCAACCAACAACGCAAAACGAATGTTGGAATGGCGTGAAAAATATGGAAGGGATGTTGTTCGTGGAGGTACGGAAGTTGGATGGAAAAGAGCGAATCAACTTGCAAATAGAGAAAGTATTTCATTGGATACGGTAAAACGCATTAATTCATTTTTAGCAAGACACGAGGAAAACGCAAAGATTGATCCTAAATTTAAAGATGAACCTTGGAGGGATAAAGGTTACGTTGCTTATAATTTGTGGGGTGGAAAAGCTATGGTTTCGTGGGCAAAAAGAATTGCAAACAACGATGATTAAAAATAAAAACAATTACAAGGATGATTTTGACGATCAGCTTGATAAAGGTGAAAGGGAAAATATCGCAAGATGGAGAAGGTGGTATAAACAAAATTATAGATTAGCGACATCAATATTTTTAGCGACACGAAATATTAAAGGGTTTCAAGGTCTTTTCAAATTATCAGACATAAAAGAATTATACATTGATACTTATGTTTCAATCGGAATGAGATTCGCTAAATTTTCTGTTTTCAAATTTCAAGATGCTTTCCCCAATTCATTCAAGGTTGATGGATATGATGACATTTGGAGGAAGAATTTTGCAGAAGTTGGATTAAAGGTGTCAGAGGTAAGGGGTGGATTGGTTCAAGGATCAGCAAAAAAAACACTTGAAGATACATTGCGAAGATTAATAAGCGATCCGGAATTTCAAGCATTAAACGAACGAGAAGCAGGGAGAATATTACAATCAAAATTTGATGGTTATGCAGATTATCAAGCAAGAAGGGTTGTACGGACTGAATCAATAAATGGAGCCAATTACGGTATTTGGAGAACAAATTCTGATATGTATGGTTCTGAAAATTTAATGAAAGAATGGATATCTGCCGGAGATGGTAGGGTTCGAGATGCTCATAAGGATGCTAATGGCAAAACTGCTGAATGGGATTCTAAATTTTATGTTGGTGGAGAGGAATTAATGTTCCCCGGCAGTGGTGCAAAAGCCGAAAACAATATAAATTGCAGATGTCGAATTATTCCGATACACAAAGAAGATTTTAACAAAAATTAATTATGGATAAATTATTATTTAAAGTAGATGAATTGCTTAATAAAATGAGGGAAATACAAAAAGACAAATTAGAGCATTTTTTTTGGGGTGCATTATTGAGTTTTATTTTTGTTTCAATTTGGAATTATTATGGTGCATTGATTATTTTGATTATAGCTTTTTTAATAGAAGTTATTGATTTTATTGAATCAATTGTTGATAATTATAAATTCAATTACAAAGCATCAGTTTTGGACATTTTATTTACGATCATTCCAACGATATTGTTTCTTTTAGTGAAAAATTTTAGTTAATCAAAATCACTATCTTTGCAGTATGAATACAATGTTATTTAAATCATCTCCTTTAGGGGATTTAATTGATGCAGATGAAAAGTCCGGAATTGTGAAGGGATACGGTTCGGTATTCGGCAACATTGATTCTGATGGCGATGTAATT